CAGAAATTAATTAATGGCACCTGGTATAACGCGGCGAGTGTATAACAATGCTTCATTTAAAAAATATTACTGCGGGTAATCCGAAAACGGCAGAGCAATATCAGATGACAAAGCGGCATAGTATTGTCTGGCTTTTTTCGGAAGATGGCAAAAACTGGTATGAAGAACAGAAGAATTTTGCCAGCGACACCATAAAAGCAGCCTATAACGACAGCGGGCGCGTGGTGTGGGTCGGTAAGGATGTGACAGGTATCGAACCCACTAACGTCAGTATCATTGAACTCCCGGATATTACTGCTAACCGCCGCATCACCGTACCGGGATACTGGTTTTACCGCAATGATGAATTTGTTTTTGATTACAAATTAAAAGCAGAAGACGAGCGTGATACCCTGTTACAACAGACCAGCATCATGACCAGCGAATGGGAAAAAGACCTGCTGTTGGGATTAATCAGCGACGAAGACAGGGAAAAGCTGAAAGCGTACCGTATTTACGCAAAGGCGTTGCAGGCGATGGATTTAAGCACCATCACCGATAAAACCACATATAACGCCATTAACTGGCCGGAGCGTCCCGATGCCGCAGCTTAAAGGTGTGATTAAAACGCCCACAGGAGAACCGCTGGGCGGCACAACCATCACGCTGACCTCCCTGCACAACCGTGCAGGGATTCTGAAAGGTGTTTTCAGCCACGTCACTACACAGAGCGGGGAGTACGACTTCCCCGTTCTGCCGGGCGTGTACAGTGTTCGCCTGACACAGAGCGCACAGCGCCTTTCAGAAATCGGCATCATTCGCGTTTATGAAGATTCACAGGACGGTTCGCTTAACGATTTTTTGTCGGTGACAGATGCAGATTTGCGCCCTGAATCTCTTAAAAAGTTCGAAGAGATTGCAATGCAGATACAAAAAAGTGCGGAAAGTGTCAGATTATATGCAGAGGAGGTGAAACGGGATTGCGCAATTACCCTCGAAAACAGAAAACAGACAGAGAGACTGCTGTCCCTGATAGCAGAGCCTCTTTCTCAGAGTGCCGCAGAAAGCTGACTCAAAAAAGGTTAATAATTAAGCGTTTTGTATAGATTATGACGATCGATACCATCATATCGATCGTCGTTTTACATCATGTGTGGTTAAATATCCCCAGCCCTCCGGGTGGTCGTATCTGGTTATTACACAGGGGGAATCATGGACTCTGTTCGCTGTAAAAACTGCAATAAGTTACTGTTTAAAGGAGGTTTTAAGCATATAGAAATTAAATGCCCTCGCTGTAAACGTTACATTGTCATATCGAATGCCAAAGAGCATCCCACGGAGCTGTATTGTGGGAAAAGAGAAGAAATCACGCATTCTGACAAAACCCTGCGTTATTGAGTATGAAGGCCGGATTGTCGGATATGGTTCAAAGGAGTTGCGCGTTGAAACCATATCCTGCTGGCTGGCCCGCACAATCATTCAGACAAAGCATTATTCCCGCCGTTTTGTGAATAACTCCTACCTGCATCTGGGCGTATTCAGCGGACGTGATCTGGTTGGCGTTTTTCAGTGGGGATATGCCCTTAATCCCAACTCAGGGCGTCGTGTCGTGCTTGAAACAGATAACCGGGGTTACATGGAACTGAACCGCATGTGGTTACACGACGACATGCCCCGCAATTCTGAATCACGGGCCATCAGCTACGCGCTGAAAACCATCAGGTTACTGTATCCGTCAGTGGAGTGGGTTCAGTCCTTTGCAGACGAACGCTGCGGGCGTGCTGGCGTGGTATATCAGGCGTCGAATTTTGATTTTATTGGTAGCCATGAAAGCACATTCTACGAACTGGACGGCGAGTGGTATCACGAGATAGCGATGAACGCGATTAAGCGCGGAGGTCAACGAGGCGAGTATTTGCGGGCTAATAAGGAACGGGCAGTGGTACACAAATTTAATCAATATCGCTACATCAGGTTCCTGAACAAGCGCGCAAGAAAGCGCCTAAACACCAAACTATTCAGGGTTCAGCCATATCCTAAAAACACTCCAGATTAGTATCAAATTATTTTTCGTTGTGCCGTTTTGGGTGGTATCAAAAAAAATCCAAAACGGTATCAAATGATTTTGCGCGCTTTATGCTGGATCTGAACCGTTACGAACTGTATTACCAGTTTGATTTTACGGCGAAGTATGAAATCACGGAAGAAGACACGCGACAGGCAGAGGACGTGAATGCCCTGCCGGATTTATCCCTGCTGAGTATTGATGTGGATTACATCGATCCTGGTACTGGCCCGGATGGTGACATTGAGCACCATCTGGAAATGCGTTTCCCTCAGAAATAAGAGTCCCGCATGTTTGTGAAACCCCTGAAAGGGCGGTCAGTTCCTGACCCTGCCCGTGGAGACCTTTTGCCTTCTGACGGGCGAAATGTGGAAGAAAACAGCTACTGGTTCCGCCGTATAGCGGCGGGGGATGTGGTACGTGTTAAACAGGATAAGGCTAAAGAATCATGACAATAAGTTTTAGTGCTGTTCCGTCGAATACGCTGGTGCCGTTGTTCTACGCCGAGATGGACAATTCTGCGGCAAATACAGCGGTGACCAGCGCGCCTGCATTACTGATTGGGCATGCAGGCAACGATGCTGCCATTGAGGTTAACAGCCTGGTGCTGATGCCGTCGGCAGATTATGCCCGTCAGATTTGTGGAGCGGGGAGCCAGCTGGCGCGTATGGTCGAAGTATACCGTCAGACAGATCCTTTCGGTGAACTGTATGTTATTGCGGTACCGGAAGCCAAAGGGGCGGCGGCAACGGTCAGGGTGACGGTTACCGGAGAAACAGAGGAAAGCGGCACCCTGAGTCTGTATGTCGGGCGCTCCCGTGTACAGGTGCCTGTGGTGAATGGCGATAATGCCACTGCGGTTGCCACCGCGATTAAGGAAGCGGTAAATGGTGTTATCACCCTGCCGTTTACGGCGTCATCTGATGCAGGTGTGGTGACACTGACTGCCCGTCATAAGGGGCTGTATGGTAACGGGCTACCTGTCTGCCTGAATTATTATGGTTCTGGTGGTGGTGAAATTCTGCCTGCGGGACTTCAGGTCGTGACGGAAGCCGGAACTGCAGGTAGTGGAGCACCTGATCTTACCGCCGCTGTTGCCGCTATGGGCGATGAGGTATTCGATTTTATCGGTCTGCCGTTCAACGATGCCGCCTCCATCAATATGATGATGACCGAAATGAATGACAGCAGCGGTCGCTGGAGTTATGCGCGCCAGTTATACGGGCATGTCTATACCGCAAAACTGGGAACGCTGTCAGAGCTGGTTGGTGCCGGAGATATGCATAATCAGCAACATATCACGCTTGCCGGTTACGAAAAAGAAACCCAGTCGCCTGTCGATGAACTGGTTGCCAGTCGCCTTGCCCGTGAAGCGGTATTTATCCGGAATGATCCTGCCCGTCCGACACAGACGGGGGAGCTGGTGGGGATGCTTCCGGCACCGAAAGGTAAGCGATTCATCATGACAGAGCAGCAGACCCTTTTATCTCACGGCGTGGCGACGGCTTATGTGGAAGGCGGCACGTTGCGGATCCAGCGTTCTGTAACCACCTACAAAAAGAATGCGTATGGCGTGGCAGACAACAGCTATCTGGACAGTGAAACTCTGCATACCAGTGCATATGTTCTTCGCAAACTGAAATCGGTCATCACAAGCAAGTACGGACGTCACAAGCTGGCAAATGATGGTACCCGTTTTGGTCCGGGGCAGGCGATTGTCACTCCTGCCGTTATCAAAGGGGAACTTCTGGCGACATATCGTCAGATGGAGCGTGCCGGTATTGTGGAAAATTACGATCTGTTTAAACAGTATCTGATAGTTGAGCGTGATGCGGATAACCCGAACCGACTGAATACGCTGTTCCCGCCGGATTATGTTAATCAGTTACGTGTCTTTGCGGTGGTTAACCAGTTCCGTCTTCAGTATTCAGAGGAGTCAGCATAATGGCAAAGATCGCCGGAACCTGTTTTTTTAAAGTGGATGGTCAGCAGTTATCGCTGACAGGTGGCATTGAAGTGCCGATGAACACCAATGTCCGGGATGATGTTGTCGGCATGGCAGGGGATGTGGATTACAAGGAGACCTGGCGGTCACCTTACGTTAAAGGCACGTTTAAAGTGCCCAAAAACTTTCCGGTCGACAAAATTACCACATCAGACCAGATGACGATTACCGCTGAACTGGCAAACGGCATGGTGTATGTGCTTTCGGCTGCATGGCTGCACGGAGAGGCTAACCATAATGCCGAAGAAGGCACGGCAGATCTTGAATTCCACGGCGAAGAGGGAGGGTATCAGTAATGGCAATGAACGTTACAGAAATTGTTTTAAAAAAACCGGTGACAGCGCATAACGAAATGCTGCATGTGCTGGAGTTGCGCGAGCCCACGTATGACGAAATCGAGGCGCTGGGTTTTCCTTTCATTATTTCCGGTGAAGGCAGTATTAAACTGGACAGCCAGGTGGCACTGAAATATATCCCGTTGCTGGCGGGGATCCCGCGTTCATCGGCGGCGCAGATGGCAAAACTGGATATTTTTAAGACCAGCATGCAGATCCTGCGTTTTTTTACCCAGTCGGAGACGGGAAGCACCTCCGGAAACGACTCTACAATGTTGCCTGGTTCTGGAAACTGAATCCACTGGAGCTGCGACGGGTGGCTATTTCGCAGTTTACAGAACTGGAAGCCGAGGCCGTCCGCATTAACGAGGAGATGAAGCATGGCTGACAGTTTTCAGCTGAAGGCGATCATCACTGCCGTGGATAAGGTATCGGCACCGCTGAAGGGAATGCAGCGCCAGCTGAAAGGTTTTAAAAAGGAGTTTGCCAGCCTGTCACTGGGCGCAGCGGGTGCCGGAACCGCAGTACTGGGGGCGCTGGCGCTCCCGGTCAAATCTGCCATTGCCCTTGAATCAAAAATGGCGGATGTCCGGAAAGTGGTGGATGGTCTGGATACGCCGGAAGCGTTTAAGGCAATGACGGAGCAGGTGCGCGACCTGTCAACAGAGCTGCCCATGTCGGCGGAAGGTATCGCCGAAATTGTGGCGGCGGGTGGTCAGGCTGGTATCGCCCGTGACGAGCTGATGCAGTTTACTGACGACGCCGTGAAGATGGGCGTGGCTTTTGACACCACGGCAGAAGAATCCGGTCAGATGATGGCACAGTGGCGCACTGCCTTTAAACTGACACAGGGAGAGGTGGCAGGACTTGCGGACAAGATTAACTATCTTGGTAATACCGGTCCTGCAAGTGCGAAAAAGATTTCTGATGTTGTGACCCGTATTGGCCCTTTAGGCGGTGTTGCGGGTGTGGCCTCCGGAGAGATTGCCGCAATGGGGGCAACCATTGCCGGAATGGGGGTGGAGTCAGAAATTGCTGCGACGGGGATAAAGAATTTTATGCTGTCGCTGACAGCGGGGAATTCTGCCACCAAATCGCAGAAAAAAGCGCTTCGCCTGTTGCGCATTGACCCGAAAAAACTGGCGGCGGATATGCAGAAAGACGCCCGTGGGACCATGCTGCACGTACTGGATTCTCTGGCGAAAGTGCCGAAAGAAAAACAGGCTGCTGTGTTGAATGCGCTGTTCGGGAAGGAATCTCTGGGAGCCATTGCGCCGCTACTCACGAATCTGGATTTGTTGCGAACCAACTTTAATCGTGTGGCGGATGCGCAGCAGTATGGCGGCTCAATGCAGAAAGAATATGCCGCCCGTGCCGCGACGACAGAAAATCAGTTGTTGCTGCTGCAGAACCAGGTCAGTGCGATTTCTTCTACGCTGGGGGAAACCTTCCTGCCTTCACTCAATGAAGGCATAAAAGAGATGAAGCCTTTTCTGGAAGAAGTGCGCACGTTTGTCAGAGAAAATCCTGAGGTCGTAAAAACCATCGCGAAAACTGGTGCGGCATTACTGACGATGGGCGTGGCGATTGGCACATTGACACGCATAACAAAAATCATGGGTAGCGTGATGAATATGACGCCGGCAAAGGGATTAATTGCGCTTCTCGTCGGTGGTGCATATCTCATAATTGATAACTGGGAAACCGTTGGACCGGTTATTAAAAATGTCTGGGAAGTCATTGATAGCACCGCCCAGGCTATGGGGGGATGGGAAACGATCCTTAAAGCAATCGCCATTTTTATGGCGACAAAGTGGGTCACCGATGTCACTAAATCAATCAGCATTGTGACGAAGGATATGCGCACACTCGGCAAGGTCACTGCCGCTACCGGATTGTTTGGTAAAGGCGGGGGCGTTATCGGAAAAGCCGGTGTATATGGGGTGCTGGCTTCTATGATGTGGGAGCCCGTCGAAAATGCACTTGAATCAATTCTGCCTGAGGGCGATGTTAACTGGGCCAGGGATCATGGCATATATCTGGCCTCTGACTGGACCCCGTTTTTTAATCGAAAAAATTATGAGGAATACCAGGCATCCCTTAATCAGCCGCGTCAGTACAAACCGAATGTTCCTTTGCTTAATCCGGCGATATCGTCTGTGGCAGCACGTGGTGAAATCAAAGTCACGTTTGACAATGCGCCACAGGGAATGCGCGTTATCGATTTGCCGAAAACAGGCGATCCCTTTATGAAAATAACCCATGACGTTGGGTATTCACCTTTCAGGCGTTAATAATGGGGTATCAGAATGGATTTTCCTTCCTTACCTTCTTTGTCCTCTTTGTTTTCTTCATCTTCCGGAACGACCTGGCGCGATAATCTTTACGATGCTTCATTTCGCGGCGTTCCGTTTTCGGTGGAGAGCGACGAGGGTTCGTTCGGACGCCGCGTTCAGGTTCATGAATATCCAAACCGTGACAAACCGTACACGGAGGATCTAGGGCGTGCCACGCGACGGCTGACGATTAATGCGTATCTCGTTGGTGATGATTACGCAGAGCAGCGCGACAGGCTGATTACAGCGATTGAAACCGCCGGGCCGGGGACGCTGATCCATCCGCAGTTCGGTGAAATGCAGGGCTGTATTGATGGGCAGGTGACCGTTTCTCACTCCGGCACTGAAGGCCGTATGTGCCGGGTTTCATTTCAGTTTGTTGAGAGCGGGGAACTGTCATTTCCGGTCGCCGGAGCTGCAACCGCCAGAAAACTGGAGGAGTCGTCCGTATTCCTGGATGAGTTGATTGAAGACATGTTCGGCGATTTTGATCTCGCGGGAATGCCGGACTTTATTCAGAACGATGTGATTGCCCGGACGACCGATATGCTGGGAACCGTTCAGACAGCTTTCAAAATGGTTAATTCGGCTGTTTCTGCCGGAGCGAGACTACTGCAGGGCGATTTATCCGTCATTCTGATGCCTCCGTCGGTTGCCAGTGATTTTGTGCATATGTTGCAGGATACCTGGCGGGCCGGAACCAGACTGGTGGATAACACACAGGATCTGGTGCAGTCCATAACAACAATGTCCGGTATTACGCTGGATCCAGGACTGGCACCGCGTGCGGTGTGGCCCACAGATTCCGCATCGGTTGTGAGGCAAAAACAGCAGACAAATCTGGTGGCAGCCGTCATCCGGACGACGGCAATCAGCGAGGCTGTAAGGGCGGTATCTTCACTGCCGCAACCCGGAAGTCTGGTGAAAAATCAGCAGGCGGTTGTGGCTGTTGGTGGTTCCACTGAACGTCAGTCCGATATTATTCATGTTTCTCATCCGGCGCTTGGCAGCGTGGCAGCCAGCACAGAACAGAATGAAACAGCGCAACCACCCACGCGGGAAAAACTTACCATCATACGCGAATCGCTGAATGCGGCGATTGAACAGGAGCTCAGACGCACGATGGACGACGGGCTGTTTTTTCAGCTGACGTCATTACGTACAGAGCTGAACCGGGATATTCAGGCGCGTCTGGTTCAGACGGAGGAAACCGCAGAGCGAACGCCAGCGGAGGTGCTGCCTGCACTTGTTCTGGCTGCGTCATGGTACGACGATGCGTCCCGTGAAACAGATATCCTGGATCGAAATGCCATCTCCCACCCGGGCTTTGTTCCGGTCAGGACATTAAGGGTACCCGTCAGATGAATAATACCGTTTTACTTCGGGTTTCCGGTCGCGAATGGGGCGGCTGGACATCCGTCCGTATCAGTGCGGGCATTAACCGTATTGCCCGGGATTTTAATGTTGCCATTACCACCCGCTGGCCCGGCAGCCGGGATTATCAGCCCCGGATAAAAAATGGTGAGCTGGTTGAAGTGCTTATCGGGGATGAGCCCGTGCTCACCGGATATGTGGAGGCACTACCGCTTCGTTATGACGCCAGCAGCGTCAGTATGGGGATTGTCGGGCGAAGCAAAACAGCCGATCTGGTTGATTGCTCTGCTTTGCCACTCCAGCAGAGCGGAAAAAACCTGCTCAGAATAGTCACTGAACTGGCTGCGCCATTTGGCATCACTGTTGTTGATGCTGGCGTGCCTCAGACTGCGGTGATTGATGCACAGCCGGAACACGGCGAAACTGTTGCCGATTGTCTTAACCGGTTGCTGGGGCAGGTTCAGACGCTGGCTTATGACGATGAATGTGGGCGACTGGTTCTTGGGAAACCCGGAACAGGCAAAGCGGCGACGGCACTGGTGCTGGGAGAGAATATTCTTTCCTGTGACACGGAAAGAAGCATCAGAGAGCGGTTTTCTGAATATCAGGTCAGTGGGCAGCGCCCGGGCAACGACGATGATTTTGGTGAGGCCACCATTGCCGCAATACGTCAGACCATTCAGGACAATGGCGTGACCCGTTATCGCCCTTTGTTGATTCAGCAGTCAGGCACAGCAACGACAGCAACCTGTAAGGCCCGTTGTGAATTTGAAGCGCGCCAACGGGCTGCGCTTACCCGTGAGACAACATATACGGTTCAGGGCTGGCGGCAGGGCAGTGGCGCGTTATGGCGTCCGGGGTTATCTGTCATCGTTTTCGACCCGCTGAATAATTTTGATAATGATGAACTGGTGATTGCAGAAGTTACCTATAACCAGGACGACCGGGGCACGACGACTGAATTACGGGTTGGCCCGGCAGATGCTTATCTCCCCGAGCCTGTTACCGCCAGGAAGAAAAAAAATGTTGAGGAGGATTTCTGATGAACGGGTTTTCTCTTCGCAATCTGATTTCCCGGGCTGTCATCACGGCGGTGGATTCCGCCAGAAAGTGTCAGTCTGTAGGGTTGAAAATGATAGCCGGAGATCAGAAACAACACGTTGAGCACCTTGAACCTTATGGTTTTACATCTGCCGCACAGAACGGTGCTGAGGGCGTTGCTTTATTTCCGGCGGGCGATCGTTCTCATGGTGTGGTTGTGGTCGTGGCTGACAGACGTTACCGGCTGAAAGGACTGAAACGTGGGGAAGTGGCGCTTTATGACGATCTGGGACAGTCCGTTGTCCTGACCCGTTCCGGTATTGTGGTGAACGGGGCCGGGAAGCCCATTATTTTTCAAAACGCGCCTAAAGCGCGCTTTGAAATGCCGGTCGAATCCACCGCCGATATTACTGACAATTGCGACAGTGGCGGACTCAGCATGCAGCAAATGCGGCAGACCTACAATGCCCACAAACACACCGAAAATGGTGATGGTGGCGGGATCACTGACACGCCGGATCAACCGATGGGCTGAAAATCATGATGATTAATGTTAACGGGCGACCCGTGTCGACCGGGGCTTTGCTCGACCTTCTGACGCGTGCTGTGATTATTTCGCTTTTTACCTGGCGGCGTGCCGGGCGGGATGATGATGCACCGCAGATATTTGGATGGTGGGGGGATACCTGGCCTGCTGTTCAGAATGATCGCACGGGGTCGCGTCTGTATCTGCTGCGACGCAGCAAGCTGACAAATAAAACCCCGCAGCTTGCCAGAGATTATGCCCGTGAGGCGCTGGCGTGGATGGTGGAGGATGGTGTTGCTTCCCGTCTTGATATTAACGCTGTCCGGACCGGGACAGACTCGCTGGCACTTGCCATTACCATTTACCAGCGTGACGGCAATATTCACAACATTATTTTTGATGATATCTGGAGTGAACTGAATGGCTGACAGTCAGTTTTATCGCCCCGGCCTTCCGCAACTTATTTCTATGATCCGGAGCGATTTATTAACCCGCTTTGAGCAGGATACGCTGCTTCGTCGTATGGATGCGGAAGTGTATGCCCGTGTACAGGCTGCAGCCGTACACACGTTGTACGGGTATATCGATTATCTTGCCAGAAATCTGTTGCCGGACATGTGTGATGAAGACTGGTTGTACCGGCACGCCAGAATCAAACGCTGCCTGCGAAAAGATGCGGTGACAGCCCGGGGATTTGTGCGCTGGGATGGCGTAGAGGGAACACCTGTATTGCCAGCGGGAACGCAGATCCAGCGTGATGATCAGGTGACCTTCACCACGACGGCGACGGTGACCGCAGCCGATGGTCTTCTCCGGGTGCCTATTGTGGCAGATGAACCGGGGGCGGCGGGGAATACGGATGATGGTATTGCCATGCAACTGGGAACACCCGTCAGTGGTCTGCCGTCCACAGGGTACGCGGACACCATTACAGACGGTGAAGATATTGAAAATCTGGAAATATGGCGTGCCCGCGTTATGGAACGTTATTACTACATTCCACAGGGGGGCGCAGACCCTGATTATGTTATCTGGGCGAAAGAAGTTCAGGGTATTAACCGTGCATGGACTTTCAGACACTGGAAAGGCATTGGAACGGTTGGCGTGATGGTGGCGACAAACGATCCGGAACATCCGGCTCCGGATGAAAGCGTCATTAATGCAGTCAGAGAGCACATTCTTCCTCTGACACCGGTTGCCGGAAGTGGATTGTATGTATTCGGTGCCACAGAAAAAGTCATCCCGATGACGATTGCATTATCGAAAGACACACCGCAGATCAGGACTGCAATAAAAGCAGAGCTGAATGCACTGATGTTACGGGATGGTGTGCCAGAGGGGCGTATGTATCTGTCCAGAATCAGTGAGGCCATCAGTTTGTCTGCTGGTGAAGTGGCCCACCGGTTAATCGTCCCTTCATCGGATATTGACCTGGGGGAGACCGAGCTTCCGGTGCTCGGCGAGATCACCTGGCAGGCTTATGACCCGGCAAGGAGTAAATAATGGATTCGTTACAGGATGATTATACAAAGCTGCTGTACGGACTGATGCCGCCGGGGCCTGCATGGAGCGATACCGACGGCGTGCTTGATGGTCTGGCACCATCGCTTGTACGTGTTCATCAGCGGACTGATGAACTGATGGCTGAAATCGATCCTGGTCAGTCAACAGAGCTGATTGAACGTTATGAAGAATTGTATGGTTTACCTGACACCTGCTCTCCTGTTGGAGCCCAGACATTACGCCAGCGTCAGCAACGGCTGGAAGCAAAAGCCAATGTGGCTGGTGGCATAAATGAGCAGTTCTTCCTGGAGCAGCTTGAGGCGCTGGGATATACCGGCGTGACGATCGAACAGTTCCAGCACCTGGATGCAAGCCCCGATCCGGAATGGGGTGATCGCTGGCGTTATTTCTGGCGTGTGACGTTGCCGGTGGATGCCGGTGCTCAGTGGCAGACATGTTCGGACACCTGTAACACACCGATCCGGACGTGGGGTGATACGGTTGCGGAATGCGTGATTAATAAATTATGTCCGTCGCATACTGTTGTCCTTTTTGCATATCCGGATGAGTCTGGTGAAGGGCAACAAGCCGCCCTGACTATAAACAGCCTCTCCTTTCAGGCCGGACACAAGACGACTGAGCCATTAGCGATTAATCATACAGGTGTTCATTTTGCGGTTGTTCCGGCACTGACAGGTAAGCCGCTGACAATTAACCGGATTAACTTTTATGCCGCCCGTCCGATGGCAGAACCACTGGTACTCAGCAGGGCGCAATTGCACTCAGGTCTGCCGACAACGGACCCCATGACCATGAACAGCGCACAGTTGCAGACGGGATACAGGACCCGCTCCCCCGTACCGGTTAACAGTATGCAGTTGCAGACAGCCAGCAGAACCCGTGAACCGTTATTGATTAATCACCCGGGACTGCATTTTGCTGTGGTCACGTCCGAATGACATAAAATAAAAGGAGAGCCGCTTTGAATATTATTAAACTCGAAAGTTTTCGACAAATTCCGGCGAATGAGGGATTGTGCGAGAACTATTATTCAACAAATATTATTTCAGCACTGAACGAAAACGGTGTCACGCTTATCAATGATATGTCCGGTTCTGTAACATCCGTCTGTCGTGGCACTCAGGCCGTAAATACTGTAGAAAGAACGGGGCTGATTTTCACGACACCCTCATATGTCACACTGTACAGCACACTTCCGGACTTAAAAGCCTCAGCTGTACAGCTGGGATTTCGTCTGACATTAAGTGCGGGAAAGAAATATTCATCTTCGCCATCCCACATCAGGATTAATGGCTATTCATTTACAACCCCGTATCCTGATGAAGCAGCCAGTTATTACTATGAAATTTTCGCAACGCGAAACGAAAACGGCTATGTCTCAGCCAGTCTGTACTGCAACCGCTCATTAGTTGGAAATACATCGTTTTATGTACCAGATGACCGGACTGACAAAATTCAGGTGAGTATTGGTAGTGGTGACAATATTTTTTCATCGGGTGCATCCGGCACGTTAATGCTGGGTGATATGTACTGTGGAACAGTG